AAAGTTGCTCTTATTTTGGCAGGTAACTACTTAGTAGCACAAAGAACGCCTAAAGAAATCAAAGCTCCATTGTTGCCAATACGAGTTAAAGAGCTTATAGAAGATATTCCACTTGATAAGGAACTTCCATCTGGGTTTGAACTTGATGATGAGAAAGAAGAAGACTACAATCCCCAATACTTTTGGAATGACTATCCAACAAAAGATGTAAATGAAAGTCATCATGATTTAGAACTTGAGCCTCTTGAAGACAGAGATGAAGAATCCATTGAAGCTATACATGAAGAAAATGAAGACCCAGATAAAAACTTCTATCCTTACTTTTCTCCATCGATGGTTGAACAAGCTAAGTCTGTTGCTAAACTTCCAGAAGTGGAAGAAGAGAAACCTCCAGTTGAACAATCATCTCTCAGCTTTATCAATGACAGTCGTGAAGAAGTTTCTTTCTTTGATGGACAAATTCCAAGTTCACATGGCAAGAATTATGGTTTATAATATACACATCTAACAACATAACATCATACATATATGAAATCATCAAAAAGCGGCATCTCCAAACTTTGGGTAGCAAAATACCGACCAACAACGATTGAAGATATCATCTTTCAGAATGATACACATCGAACTTTTTTCCATGAAGTATCAAGTGGGAAACGCGAACTACCTAATCTTTTACTAAGTGGTGTTCAGGGTACAGGTAAGACAACTATTTCCTTAGCTCTAATAAAAGACCTTAACATTGACCCGCTTGATGTAATGTTGGTGAAATGTTCTGATGAAACAGGTGTTGATAACCTTCGTGATAAAGTTGGTCGTTTTGCAGAAACAATGCCGATGGGTAACATGAAAGTTGTTAGAATGGAAGAAGCTGATTACTTATCGCACAATGCTCAAGCAGTATTACGTCATATAGTTGAAGATAACTCTGATTCTTGTCGGTTTATCTTTACTTGTAACTATGTGAATAAGATTATGCCAGCGTTGAAATCAAGGTTACAACGTTACGAGTTCAAAGCACCTAATCAAGAAGACGTCATTATCAAAATGGCTGACATGCTTGAACAAGAAGGAGTATCTTTAGAATCAGAAGAATCAATCATTGCACTTGAAAAAATTGTAAGTGTCTGCTACCCGGATATTCGTGCAACAATTGAAACATTACAACAAAGTGTTTCAAATAAAAAGCTAACATGGTCAAATGCTAATAGCAGTGATGCGAGTAATGATTATAAATTCAAGCTGATTGACTATATTGAAATTGGTGATTTCGATTCTGCACGTGATGTTATTTGTCAAAATGCTCAACGTGAAGAATACGAAGAACTCTATCAATTCTTATACCAAAACATTGCAAAAGTTCCAAAGTTCAAATCTGATATTCAATCCCAAAAGCTTGCGGTTATCGGAATTGCAGATTATCTTGATAAGCATTCAAGGTCAGCATTTCCAGATATTACAATGGCAGCACTTATCAATGCTTTGAGCAACATATAATGAGCACTGTTAAGAAACCTGCCATAGTGGAAAAGAAAGCATTCAAGCTTGACATCTTTTCGATACTCTCAAGGCTGAATAAGTCTGAATTGGACTTGTGGAATACTTTATCAGAAGAAGAGCAAAAGGGTTTTTCATCGTATGTGATTACTCGTTGGATGTCAGGAACTAAAGATGCTTATCAACTAACTATCATTGACGAATTTGTCAATAATCATTTGTTCAATCTTGGCACTAAAGATGGGTTTAAGATTGACCATACTGAACTATTCTGCAAGCTCCTTGCTTGCTGCGGATTGAATGACAGTCGTCGTTTTGTATGGAAACCTGAAAGTAAGAAAAGTGGTAAGATGTCAAGTATGGCACTTGACATTGTCAAAGAGTATTATGACTTTAGCGAACGAGAGGCAAAGCAATCATTGCCGTTACTTTCTAGCGAAGATGTGATACAATTAGCTGAAGAGCTTGGTTATCAAGTCGATGAAATCAAAAAACTCAAAAAGGAGTTAGGATAAATGTGTATTTCTGCTGGTATAGTAGTTATGTTATTAGTTGTTTTTGTAGTTGGACTAGTCGGAGTTTTGATTTTTGAATCTGACAAAAGTCACATATCTTATGGAGATAGAGACATGGCTAAATGTACTCGTCGAGAGTTCATTAAAAAGTCAGGTATCAATCTATCAAAGAAAGATGATATCTGATATCTTTGCACTTTATTTGATTATATCATGTATAGTTATTCTATACTCTTGTGCTGAATATTATTTCAAGAATCGAAAATGAACTCACTTCAAAGACGTAAAATTGCAAGACGTTATTTTCAGATAACGTCTGAAGAACTGAATGGAAAGTTGTGGGATACTGACATGGACTTGCATGAAGAATCCTCTTGGGCATTCTGTCGTTTCCTATCACGTCGTTTTCAATGTGTGTATATTCTGTCAATTCATACGGCTGCTCAAGTCTATCATGACAAGATTTTTGATAGAGCTTATGATGATGTCATTGCTCAATCGCGTACTGAAACTGACCAAGCAGTCGATATCATGGCAAAAGTCAAAGTACGTATGCAAGAGATTGTCGAGTCTGAACCTGCTCCTCTCATTCATGTAGAACTACGTGAAGATAGAGGACCTAAACATCGTATTGGTCGTAAAGTATTGTTTGCGGTTGTCAGAGAGCAAGTGATTACTGAAGAGCTCATTACTAAAGTCGTATCAAACTTCTTGGATACTAATGAAGAGCCTTATTGCAAAGTGCTGCCGATAGAATTTGATAAGCAAACCATGATACAATATCTAGACCCATTCAAACTTACTAGAGAAAGTGACAATCAACATGAGTCTTCAAATAATGGATGCAAATGCCCTAAAGAACAAAGCTGCTAATAGACGAGCAGCTTCAAGTGCGAACTCAACCCCTAAATTAGCAGGATGGAAATGTAACTATTGCGGACACGTATATGCTCGTGAGAAATCATTCTTGTCTCATGTATGTAAAGGTAAAAGACGATTAGAGACAATGAAGACTGTCATCGGTCAATCTGCGTTTGCAAGTTACAATATGTGGATGAAGCTACGAAGACATTCAGTTCAATCGCCCGATACGTTTATGTCCTCTCGCTTCTTTATCAACTTTGTAAAGTTTGCAGAATTATGTTCAAAAATTGAACTTGATGCAAACCAGTTTCTTACATTCATTGTCAAGAACCATCCTGATATTGGACCTGCATTATTTTGTAGTGATGCAGTGTATGCGTTATGGCTAAAGAACTATGATGCCCAACTTGACCCATGGGAGCAGTTAGCTCAATCACAGGAATATCTTGAACGATTAGCTGAAACACTAGAATGTCCATTTACTGAGGTGTTATCTCGCTTAGGATTTCCCACAGTGCTTGAAGCATTTAGAAAGAAAAAGTTATCTCCTTGGTTTCTATATGTGAGTAACATTGGTAGAGAGTTTCTTAATAATATTGACAAAGATGATTATTCATTATTTGAACAGGTTATCAATCATGCAGTTTGGGCTGAAAGATTTGCACAAAATCGCGAGTTACTCGCTGAAATGGATAAAGTAATCAATGTCGGAAACTAATGTTTCTTATTTTGGTGATGTTGATATTGACTTCCCAACAAAGTTCAAACCACTCAACTTATTCCCAAATTGGATACCAGCTAGTATTGTTCAGAATGAAAAACTTAGACCGCATCCTTGTGGCATCTATCCACAAAACATTCCAATTGACCCGCTAACAAAACTGGCCGCAATTCCATATGAAGAAGCTGATGAATATGGATATTTCAAGTTAGACTTTCTTCATCTTTCAGTTTACGATAAGTTTGAATCTCGTGAAGAAATCGAAGAACTGCTAACTATTGAACCTGATTGGAACTTGTTATTGATTCCATCAAATTGGTCTAAGCTTTTTCAAATGAGCAGACATGGTGAGTTATTACAACGATTACGACCTCGCTCGATAGAAGATGTTGCCGATGCTATAGCGTTGATTAGACCCGGGAAAATTGAACTACTTCCATTGTATCTTAATGATAAAGCCAAAGGTCGAGCGGCTCTTTATAAACAAGATGCATCTGGTTTTTCATTCAAAAAGAGCCATGCTATTGGATATGCTCTTGTCATAGTTTTGCAACTACATTTACTTTCGCTCGAACTGTTATAGACTTCACATTTTCAAGTAAGCTGACTATTTACATTGATTTTTATTGATGTATAATAGAACTATATTCAAACAATAGCGTGGAGAACTCCAGATGGACATTTCAGAATGCATCACAAGAAACTTGGTTCGTGAATTCAATTATGTTGGTGTTCATATTGGTGAAAGCGATGAAAATTTATTAGCCATTTATGTCGATGAAATCCCTTATGGTGGTGATGCATTGATTATGACTGAAATTGCTAAAGTCATTGCTCAATGCGTTGGTCATAAAGATTTGTTGAACATGTCAGTTCAAGTCGCACCATTTACTGAAACTGTCAATGCTATTTTTACTGTACATTACGATTTCTTCAAAGAGGAAGAAGTTGTTGTTGATTTTTACGATGATGAAGAGGAGTAAGTGAATATGCTAATTGGTGCCAATGAAGAAAGATATGTAAATCCTGTTTGTACAGCAACAGTTCTAAAAGCATTATTGCTTGGACACGAAATTACGATTGAAGCTGGTACGTTTCGTTATTTTCGTAAAGGTGAAGTTGTCGATTTGACTGAAGATACTGTTGGCGAAGTGGCTGAAGAAGGTATCTTCAAAAAATGCGAAGTTGTTCATTATCGTCGCCCGCTCAATAAACATCTTGATGAAGCTGAAACATCTCATACATGGTTACTATGGTTGAGTACTCTTGCCAGCTTCGTATCTTGGACTGAAACTATTACTCCGGCAGAAATGGCCGTCATTACAGCAAATCTGGTTATCAATCAAAAATTATGAGTGAAACTAATCTAATCAAATTCCGTTTCGGTTCTGCACTATATGGAACCGATGATGAATCGTCCGATATCGATTCCAAGATGGTTTACTTGCCAGATTACGGCAAGTTATTGCTTGGACACAAAATCAAAAACCGGGTTGTACGTGATGTAAAGCCTAACGAAAAGATGAATGCCGGTGAAGAAGAAATCGAATTTATTCCTCTTCAACGATTGGCGTTCGACTTTTTCGAAGGTCAAAGCTATGCGTATGAACTTGTCTTTGCATTCAAAAGTGGTGCTCATAACTATCGGTTTCAGTATGATAGTTCGGCACATTGGTTGAATGCATACTTTACTGCGTTGTTCAGTGAATTCATCAATGAACTCAGCACTAAGTTTTTGACATCTGACATTTCCAAAATGGTCGGCTATGCAGCTCATCAAGCTCAAGTATATGGTGTCAAAGGTGAGCGACTGAATGCAGTTGAGCGATTGATTGAAGAACTTGAAAAAGTTGAAAATCCACAAGAAACTCGTATCAAAGACGTAGAGCTTCCATTGACTGTGCTCAATGGTTACGTTCATTATTCGTACATCAAAGGTTCTAATGAAGAATACAAAGATACGTTAGCTCTTCAAGTCAATGACCGATACTATCACCAAACTGAACGGGTGTCTAATGTCATTGGAGCTTTGAAGAAACTTGTTGAAAAGTACGGTCATCGTGCTAAGAAAGCTCAAGAACAAGAAGTTGATTGGAAAGCTCTATCTCATGCTATTCGTATTGCCTATCAAGCAACTGAAATCTTGGGTGCTCAAGAACTAAGGTTTCCTCTTGAGATTGCCGACTACTTGCTTGCAGTCAAAAGAGGTCGTGTCGAATTTGAAGATGCTGTGCATAGTTTTGAAATGCTAAATACTACAATGGATAAATTGTTGGAAACAACTAAACTTCCATCTAAAACGCCAGAACTAAAAGAAGAATTTGAAGTCTGGCTTATCACGTATTTAAAATCATTCTATGCACAAATCTAATAAGGAGAAACACAAAAATGCTATACGATTATGGTTGCCCATCTTGCGGTCATGAACAGGAAATCAATCACAAACATGATGACAAAACTCAACATCATTGCCCAAAGTGTGATACAATAATGTCTAAAATTATACGTGCTTCTGCATTCAACTTACGTGGTGCGGGTTGGCATTCCGGCGGTTTCAAAGCAAAATCAAAAACACTATCATCATGAACTTGAACTTAGACATTGGCACGATAAGTGCTGTTATTTTTTGCTATTCGGTTTTCTTTCTTGGAATGGCTATCATCGTTCCTCTTGGAGCTATTGCATTGACAATAGCTCTTAGGGACCCTCGACCGGTTGCAAAGTTTCTGTATGACTCATTCTATCCACGTGATTTTCTAAAGTCCTAATATGTTTTTTGCTATTCTAGATTTTATCTTAGAAGCAATAGCAGTCATTGTTGGTGGAGCTTTGTTGGTTTGCTTTCTGGCAATTCTTGCATTTGGATTTGTATTACATGATGTCTATCGTTTGATATGTCATCGACTTTTTCAAACTTATTATCATGTCAGGTATAAACTATATGATTGACCTTATCGATTCTTTTGTATTATGGGTCGCAATGGCAATATTGCCTAGTGCTGATTTTTTTGCTGTTGCTTATCACTTACAATCAATTGAGTTCTATGACACCGACAATGAATACTAATACTTCACATCATCGTCGATTCATCTTCGACTTTGATGATACTATTTCTCACACATTTAACCGTGACTGGGATAATGCAGAACCTGACCAAGTAGTCATTGACAAAATCAATGAGCTGTTTGAAAACGGGTTTGAAATCTGGATTTGTACTGCCAGGGGAATGCTTTCTTGTAATGGTGACTTAGCTCTTCGTGAAAAGACTTATAGAACAAGCATTGAAACTTGGCTAAGAAACCATAATGTTCATTATCATGTCTTGTCATTTGAAAAAGTATTAGGCGCATATTATGTCGATGATAAAGCGATACACGTCAATGATTTCAAGAAGATGTCATTCAAAATCCTCCACGGTCTTTCGGGCACTGACGTCTTTATTACTGACGAAAAGTTTGTCAGTAAGACATGTGAGAATGCACTTCAGGTTGCAGCATGGCACGAACGAGCACGTGACCTCCAAATCCGCGTACCTAAAGTCCATTCAGTTATTGGCAAAACTCTAAACATGGATTACATCAAAGGTGAAAGGTATAAACCTGGAACCTTTATCCATAAGTTGCGACTTCAAATTGACGACTTTAGAAACTATCGTCCAATGCATCATGCGGATTTTGCTACTTATATTGAACGCATTCAAGCTCACTTAGATGAATCTGAATTGTCTAGTGTAGCAAAAGAATTGATGATTGAAAAACTTGAGTCAATCGAACACCATATGAACAAAGAAAAGAGCTTTTGTCATGGTGACTATTCGATTGATAATGTTATCATTACCTCTCACGGTTGGTATTTGATTGACCCTAATCCAACTGATTATTCAAGCTGGTTATTAGACTTGTCTAAGTTGAAGATGTCATTGTATCGCTTTGGTTATGATGATGATTATGAAACACTGTCAGACAAGATACTTGGACACTATGGAATGGCTCATAATGATGCAATTTTTACATTAGAGCTTTCGCATTGGGTTAGAATACTCAAGTATGTTAGACATTTGCCAAACCAACAATCACTTTACAATAAAGCCTTTGTTACAATAGAACATGGAGTTCATGTATGACATCAATCAAACCTCTTGAAATCATTGAACGCGAACGTAAAGCTGGTCGTAAGATTGGAATGACGTTCAGCACATTTGACGTTTTGCATGCAGGTCATGTAGCAATGTTAGCTGAATGTAAAGCTCATTGCGATTTTTTAGTCGTTGGTTTGCTATCTGACCCGACTATTGATAGACCGACATCTAAGAACAAACCAGTGCAATCTCTCTTTGAACGTTGGGTACAAGCTCAGGCGATTTCATACATTGATTTACTATTTCCATTTGAGTCCGAACAAGACTTGACTGATAGCTTATTGCTAATAAGACCTGACATTCGATTTGCTGGTGAAGAATATGAGTATGTTGAATATACTGCAAAAAAATTGAATGAAGAATTGGGAATAGAAATGTTCTTCAATAGACGAGCTCATTCTTTCTCTACATCAGAACTTAGGCAACGAATTGCTGATGCAGCACTTGCTAAACAACAATTATCTGGTACTCTATATCAATTATGAACAAACCAACTATCTTTCTTGATATGGATGGGGTTCTTAGTGACTTTGAAAAAGCAGTCATTGAGCTTCATGGTCCTAATTATAAAGACTTACATCCTGTTACGTTTTGGAAACCAATCACAAAACAAATTGACAACTTCTTCTATACATTAGACCCAAAGCATGATGCATTAGAACTAGTTGAATATGTCAAAGAAATTGATGGATATGACATCAAAGTATTGACAGCTCTTCCACGACCTACTGATAAAGCTGTCACTGCGGGTCAAGACAAAACTAACTGGATTCATAAACACATTGACAGTACGTTAGAAGTCATTACAGTTATTGGCGGAAAAAACAAAGCTAAATACTGTAAGTCATCTGAAGATATTTTGATTGATGACTTACCGCGAAACATTGATGCATGGAAAGAAACAGGTGGAATTGGAGTACTTCATACTTCAACATTAGAAACAATTCAACAATTAGAAAAAATCATATATGTATAAAATCGGTTTTACTCATTTAGGAAAGTCTAAGAAATTTGAACGTGACATTTCTTCAGTCGATAATGACTTTCAGACTCTTATTATCAACATAGCAAGAAATAATCCTGACGATATGTTCTATGCGTTACAGTGTAGAGGGGATGCATCTAACAAACGGTTGTTTCCAAATCAAAATGTTACGTTTATTCCGTCATCAAAGAATGATGATAACTTTATTGATAATGACCCTGGTTTGGATTTACTTATTCTCTATACTGGTATTTCGGCTCCTGGTGTCAATATCAACAATATGACTGTTGATAAGAATGACCCGACTAAAAGACAGCAGGTCAAGTTTCAAATGGTTGCAAGATATTGCTCGCCATTATTGAAATGGATAAATCATTCTAAAGTCAAATACATTGCTTTTTCTAATGACCCACGAAATTGTGAGTTACGTGTTTTAGATTTACATCATAGACCAATGAGACACTTTTCTCAATCTACTTGGGAAGTTGAATTGCCAAAAATGATTTCATATGATGATAGAACTAAAATACTTTTTACAAGTAAGGTTGAGTATTGGCCAATTGAGCAAATCAAACTTTGTGACATAAAAACAGACCATCGAGATTCTTTAGAAAAAACAACTTTATTTGGATTGATTTGTAATGAAGGTTCTGAAGAATACGAAAGACAGGGTGTCAATCAACGTTGGCCTATTCTAAAAGATTGGATTCTTAATTCTTCTAATCAAGATATTGAAATCTATGGTAAGTGGAATCAGAAGTATTTAGACCAAGATTCCCGAATGAAAGGAAGCATTCCTTTTCTAGAACTACAAGAAAGAATCAAACATTGGAAGTATTCGGTTTGTATTCCAATCAAAGATGGCTGGGTTACAGGTAAATACTGCGAGTTGATTCAACATAAGATTGTTCCGTTTCTTTATCCTGGATATGATTCACAACGTTTAGTCAATTTCCCTGAAATACTTCGTCTCGAAAAACCAGAAGATTTATGGGAACGAATTGAGTTCTTTGAAGAATTCCCTGAAGAATACGATATCTTATGGAAAGAACTTGATGAGCTAGTTTTGAATGACGATGTTATCACTGGTAAAAATATCAATGAATTTGTTTATTCATTTCTTACCGATGATTATGTGTTCAAATATACTCCGCCCAAATACTACAATTGGACGGATTACTTTGATTCGCATGTATTAAGGTTTGATTAAGAAATTCGTTTTAGATGAATCTCAATACCTTCTGATATCGGTAAGACTCGTTTTCTTTTTACTTTAGTTTTATGATGGTCGGGATAATAAAAAACTCGACCAACGACTCGAGCTATATTATTGATTGAGAATGTTTTATAGAAGGGGATTGCAACATTTGATAATCCCCTTTTAGCTAATTGCATACTAAACTGATATTTTGCAGAAGCATCATAATACCAAAAGATAGCTTCAGAAACTAACTCTTGTGGCGAGATTCCCTGTTGAGGTATATTATTATCTAATACGAATGCTTTAACTTCAGTGTTAGTAATGTTATCGATTATGCAAGTAAATTCTTGTCGATTATATTCAACCATTGATAATAAATGTAGATTATCAAGAGTTTCAAGATGGTCTATTATTAGAGGAGGAATTCGTTTCTTAGACATATATTAGTATTTCCTTATTTCAAAATTGTGAAGTAGTTACTGATAACCTATTTACATTAGTTAGAAAATAATGTATAATTTATAATCTAAATAGGTTATTCTTAACTTCAAAAGGAAACGTGTGTATGAGCGATACAAAAATCATGGAAAGCCCATCTTATGGTGAAGCAGTTTGGAGAAAGCTTGGTGTCATGAGTGTTATGACATTTGATGCCGGTAATAAAGAAGAATTTGATGCATGGGAAGAGGCTCATCCTAAACATAACTTCGATTCAATGCAAGTCGTTAGAACAGATATCAATGGCATCTTTGAAGTATGGGTTCCATTGAAACGTGATAATAAAGAATGGGAATATAAAGGAAGAACTGTCTTATATCAAAGTATCAAGAAGGGCGATTATCCGGGTTCAGTATCAGATGCTCAACTTATCAAATGGTTCAAAAAAGCTGAACAATTTATGATTGAAGTGAACGATGACATCATTGATGCAGCTTACGATGAAGTAGAAAAACAACAACATATCAAAGAAGCATCAAAATCTTCAAAACCTATTACTACTAAACAATACCCTGCTAAGAAAGGATCAAAATAAATGGCTATCATCTATTCTCTTGACATCAATTCGCTAAAACTATTACACTTTACTTCAACTGACCTTGATGATTTAGACCACCCAAAAATGAAAGTATCTCATTGTGCTTCTTTATCTAAGTTCCAATTAGATGAACTTGCCAAAGACTATCCATTCAGTGATACCTATCATACTAAAGGTCATGAAATCTATTCTGACATTCATCGTCATGATGATAAAGAAGCAAGACTTATCATCAAAGGAGAGTGTATGTTCTACATACCAGTAGAACACGAGCTGATTGTCATCTTAGCTTTCGCTGGTGATTTGATAAAGATCGAGCCAAACGTCGACCATTGGTTTGCGACTGAAGGTGAATTGATGGCAGTTCGTTTCTTTTCTGATGAGCATGGGCATGTAGCGTTGAAGCCAAGTGTAAACAGAGCTGCAGTAAAAGCTCATCATCATTTTGAAAAAGGTTTTAACATTTCTTTTTGATTGTGTTATAATAGACCTATAATCTAATAAAGAGGAACTAAAGATGGAAAGTTATGAAATGTTGATTGGCCATAAAGAAGACTTGGACGAAGTACGTCTTATTCAAGTTCTTCTAGAACTGGATGATGCATACTTCAACGGTGAAGAGCTTGTTGATGATGACAAGTACGACGAACTGAAACGTTATGCTGAAATCACTTTTCCTGATAATGGGTACTTCAAAGCAGTTGGTTCTACAGTACGTGGAGCTGAAATCAAACATGCTAATCCTGTTGGTGGTTTGAACCAAATCCACGAAGGCGAACTTCAAAAATCCTGGTTAACTAAACATCGTAAAAAACAACATGTAGTATCTGAAAAACTCGATGGTGCATCGGCTACACTTACATATGTTGGAGGTAAATTACGTTGTGCTGCTACTCGTGGTGATGGTGTCTATGGTAAAGACATCACCCGTCATGTATTGAACATTCCTAACATTCCAAAAGAAATCAGTTCAAATGACGTATTTGACATTCGTGGCGAGCTTATCATTCGTAAACTGAACTTTGAAGCAATCAAATTTGTACTGCTCAAAACAAAAGGTCGTGAATACAAAAATCTTCGCAATACTGTCAATGGTTTGTTGAATGCTAAAGATATCCCTGACCAAGCATACTGCTTCATCGAGTTTGTCGCATACGATATTTCCGGTTCTAAAACAGACAAAACTGCTCAGTTTGATAGACTTGATGAATTTGGTTTCCAAACACCAAAATACATGTATACGACGACTATTGTCGAAGAAATACTAACTAACATTCTAAATCGCTTTCGTGAAGTTAGCTACTTTGAAATTGATGGTGTTGTTGGTGAACTTGATGCGTACGAAGACCGCAAAGACTTGTTCCCAACGTTATCAGACCCAAATCCAAATTATGCATTCAAATGGAAAGTTGGTGCTGATGATAACTTAGCAATTGGACATGTCACTGGAGTCGAATGGAATATCTCTAAGCATGACCTGGCAAAACCTGTCGTATTGATTGAACCTGTTGATATCAATGGTATCACTGTGAAACGTTTGTCTGGCTTCAATGCAGCATTCATCTTCAATTCAGGTATTGGCCCGGGTGCTCAGGTCAAATTCACTCGCTCTGGTGATGTGATTCCTCACATCCTTGAAACGGTTGTCAGAGTAGAACCTCAAATGCCAGACATGGAGTGGGAATGGAACGAAACTGAAGTAGATGCGATTGTCATTGCTTCAACACCTGAAGCTCATCTACGTCGATTGACATACTTCTTTGCGACATTGAAAGTAGACAACTTGAAAGAAGCTTCATTGTCAAAGTTCATTGAAGCTGGTATCACTGACATCCAAGACATCATTGACACTCCGATTGAAGCTTGGGTTGAACTGCTTGGAAAGAACGGCGAGAAAGCATATAACAGTTTACATTCACGGTTGAATAGTGTAGAATTAGCTACATTGATGGGTGCATGGCCCTACTTTGGTAGAGGTTTTGGAACTCGCAAATCAAGAGCATTATTGTTAGGTGTTGTTGATTGGGCCGTTTGCACGATTGAAGAAATTGTCTTAGTAGAAGGTTTTAGTGTTAAGACTGCAGTGGTGTTCTTGAAAGGTCGTGAAAAGTTCAAATCTTTCAAAGAGTGGTTATTAGCTGCTCTGAATATTGATGTC